CGCTCAGGTAGTTGGCAAGGTGGTGTTATGGGTATTTGTGCAGCGTGTGGAAATAGAGGGTTTACATATCCTTATGCAGTCGGAAGCGTTAATATAAAAACAGCAATCGGAACAACTCCAGTTATTTTAGCAGGATTTAAAAATGTTGCAAATTTTCAAGGCTTTGCAAATAAGATTAGAGCGGAACTTTCAAAGTTTAGTTTCACACCGTTTAATGCAACAGAGGACACAGAGGTAACAGTGCAGTTAGTGAGAGGTGCGACCGTAACAGGTGGAACTTATGTCAACGTAGACTCAACTAATAGCATAATGCAGGTAAATGACACAGCAACAGGGTTTACAGGTGGAAGAGTAGGAATAACAATGACAGCTCTTGCAACAACAGGGCATGGAGTCACACCTCCACAAAGCACACCATCGGATTTAGATACAACAGCATTGCAGTTATTTCTTGACCCGAACACAGAGTATGCAATTATCGCTTTTACTCAAAATGGAACAGTTAGCATTACATGGGATGTAAACTGGGCGGAATTGTTTTAAATGGCGAATATTAGCACTCAGCTTTCAGACCTTGCAATAATTAGGAGTCTTTTGCTCCAAAGAATCGCCAATAATTTGAGTGCAGAAGTTGCAGGAGCATATCAAAACATAATAGATGATATAAGCCGTGATATAAGAGGTGCTACACCAATCACGCTAAAGAACATGAACGCCACTATCAAAGAGCTAAAAGAACGCTTTGAAGTGGATATAAGCTTTTTACAGCCAGAATTAGAGGATTTGGCAGTCACGGAAGCTAGTTTTGCTTTGAATAGTGTAAATGCTACCGTTGGGGTTGATGTATTTAGTAAAGTAGTACCAGAAAGCACGATTAGAAACATTGTAGCAGTTAGCTTAATGTCAGATGGCAAACGAGCTAGAAAAATAGATGAATGGTTTAGTGGAATTGACGCTAAAATGCTTTCTGATATTGACGCTGTTGTAAAAAATGGAGTTATAGGTGGTCAAACAAACCACCAAATATCTCAAACTTTAGCAAACATAATGGGTACTAGCAGACATCACGCTGAAACAATAGCAATTACTGCAACCTCTCATGTATCAAGTGAAGCACGAATGGCTGTATATGAAGCCAATGACGATGTTCTGAAAGGCTATACTAGACTTGAAACATTAGATGATAAAATTTGTGAAATTTGTTTAAATGCAGATGGTAACTTTTACAAGATAAATGAGAAAAAACCACCTGCTCAGCTTCATTTTCGCTGTAGAGGTATGTATAAGCCTGAGCTTAAAAGTTGGCGTGACATGGGTATTGATATGGATGAGATTAGCGAGGGTACTAGAAGCTCGTTAGATGGCTATGTGAGTGGTAAAGTTGACGCTATTGAATGGATAGAAGGCAAAGGTGCAAAGTTTCAAAAAGATTATCTAGGTAAAGGTCGATGGGAACTTTATAAAGAGGGTAAGATAAAATTTAACGACTTGGTTGGACAGCGTGGAAATATTTTAACCGTGAAAGAATTAAAAGAGAAATATAGCTAATCTATATTCTTAATAATTTTCAAAGCTTTAAGTTGCTATACTATGGTTAAAGGATTAAAGATGATATTTTTATCAGACAAAGAAATACAAGATTGGATAGTTAATAATTTTACAGGAAATCTTGACGATATATTCAGAGACGTAAAAGTGCTAATAGCTATGAATGATGAAAAATCAAATAGAAATATTGACAATATTGTTACTGAATTTGCAAATGATATAACCAGAGATATTCACGACTTAGAAGATATAGTTGAAATGAGAAAAGTGGTTAATCAACACTTGTATGATATACTAGATAAAGTTAGAAAGTAATGACTAAAAGAAATCAACTATTAGCATTAATAAAAGCTAAATATAATCAAGGCGAACAAAAAGAAGCTATGAGAATTTACATTGAAAATAAATGTATTTCTTATAGTGCATATCAAAAGGCTATATCAGGTAATTAGTAGTCATAGAACTAGCTTTTTATTCTATACTTAAAAACTTGCAAGTTAAATAATTTAAAAACAGCAACTTTATAATATACTCGTTGATTCCCAAGACCAACAATTCTAACATATTTAGACTCTTCCAATTCTTCATAAAAATATTTCTTCATCTTCTTATCCTTTAATCTACTCTCTTTAGTATTATCTAGTGCAGTATCTCATCTGAAAGAAAAAAGAAATGCAAAAGAAATGTCTAAAGAGCTTTAATTATTGTTCTTACTGTTTCTTTAATTTGCTCATGCCCATAACAATAAATGTATGGTATTTTATAATGCTCGAATAATTCAACGTATCTGTCTTCTTGTATCGTTTTATCTTTTTTCGGCTTTATCGTTTTAGGTTTCGGCTTAACTTCTATAAAATATACAATATTTCCATTATCATCACAGACAACAATATCAACAATAGAGTTCAATTTTCTTTTTGGATTTTTTATTTTAATTTCCAAATAACAATCAATATTGTTGTTTTTTAATTGCCTATATATTTCAGCTTGTATAGTAGCCTCATTTCTATTGATAACTTCTTTTATGTTCATTTTATTAAACTCTTGATTACATCACTAACACTTTTTGAGTCAGTATCTAATTTAATTTGTTGAAGCTTTTTATAAACACTTCTATCAATTTTTACAGTAACTTTGTCTTCTTTCAAGTCTTACTCCTTTAAGTAATATGTGTAATTATACTACTTTTACACTTTAAGTAATCTTAATACTTTATTAATATTTCTTAATTTATGCTATAATAGTGATACTAGATACTACTGTGTAGGTCTAAAATCAATCCTGAGGATTACATGTAATGACAGATTTAGAAAAACTACAAGCTGAGCTTGATAAGGCAAACGATTCTATTAACTCACTTTCTGATAAGAATAAACAAATCTTAGATGAAAAAAAGAAGATGGAAAGAAAATACAAAGAAGTAGATTTAGATGAATTTTTAAAACTACAAGAAGACTTTGATAAGTTAGAGGGCGAACACAAAAAGCTTGAAAAAGCAAACGGTGCGATGACTAAAGACTTAGAGAAAGCTAATCAGTTAGTTACTGAAAAAGATGGAAGTCTTAGTAAGTTATTGATTGATGACGGCATTGCAAAGAGTTTAAATGGTTTAGATAAGCATAAGCTTAATGATGGTGCTTTAGAACTTGCAACAATGGCTATTAAGTCAAAGGGTGTTGAGTTAGTTGATGGTGTAGCTATGATAGGTGATAAAGCTTTGAATGACTACATCACTACAGACTGGCTTGAAGACGGTGCGAGTAAGAATCTTGTAACTGCTAACTCTAACAGTGGCGGCGGCGCAGGTGGTGGAACAGGCGGTGGAAGCGGAAACGCTGATAGAAGTAAAATGACTCCAGACCAGATGATGAACGCTGGTCGAGAATAATAATAAAGGAAAATAAATGCTAAGTTTATTAGAAGCTGCAAAGCTTGAAGGTGACACGTACAAAGCTGGTGTGATGGCGAAATTCGCTGAAACATCGGACATATTAAGAACATTGATTTTTGAGAACATTCCAGGTGACGCTTTAAAGTATAATGTAGAAGAAACACTTCCTGGAATCGCTTTTCGTGGTGTTAATGAAAGCTTTTCAGAAGCAACAGGGATTATTAATCCTAAAATCGAAGCACTTGTAATAGGTGGTGGTGATTTAGATGTTGATACATCAATTGTAAAAACTCGTGGACCAGTACAAAGAACTATTCAAGAGGGAATGAAGATTAAAGCATTATCTTTATTTTGGACAAAAACATTCTTTAAGGGTGACCAAGAAACTGACCCGAGAGAATTTGACGGTTTACAAAAAAGATTAACGGGTACGGCATTAATCGCAAATGGTACAGCTGGACTATCTTTAGCTAAACTTGATGAAGCTATTGACGCGGTTGATAATCCAACGCATTTAGCTATGAGTAAATCAATGAGACGTCATTTAACAGTAGCAGCAAGAACAGCAGCAGTTGGTGGAAATATCTCTTATACTATTGATGAATTCGGTCGTCAAGTAACTCAATATAATGACTTACCAATTTTAATCGCTGATGAAGATAACACAGGGACGCAAATTCTTGGTTATACAGAAGCTAGTTCAACTACTTCTATTTATGTATTGTCTATGGGTGCAAATCGCGTTCAAGGTATTGAAAATGGTGGTATGGAAGTTCGTGATTTAGGTGAGCTTGACAGTAAACCTGCATTAAGAACAAGAGTTGAGTGGTTATGTGGCTTTGGTGTATTTTCTCCAAAATCAGCAGCTAGAGTTAGTCAAATCACAGACGCAGCCGTAACGGCATAAGGAGTAAGCAATGGCAAATAGAACATTTGATTCAGAAGGTCTTATCGTAGAGGCAGAAGCGGTAACAACTACAGCTTCATGTACAGGTGCCAACATTGTTGGCTTAAATATTGGTTCGGCTTCTTATGTAGCAGTTATCAATACAAGTGCAATCACAGGTACTCCATCGGGAACAGATTATCACTCTCTTCAATTAGAAGTTTGTGCAACTCTTGGTGGTACTTATGTTGCAGTTGGTGAACCTATCATTGTTGCAGTTGCAGAACAGTCACAAATCGGTTTCACAGCGGAACAAATTGAGCGTTTAGCTACAGGTGCAGAGTTCTTTAGAATAACGGCAACTAAGGTAAACACAGCGGCAACAGGCGTAACTTATACAGCATTCATTAGTAAGATATAACATGAAGCTGTATGACAAAAAGACGGGTAAGGAATATAATGTTCCACACCCGATTGACGTTAATGAGTGGTTAGCTAGTGGAGACTTTACAAAAGTTAATCCAAAAGCACTTAAACCAACTAAAAAAGGGTAACAGATGGCTTTAGTAGTTCAACTTGATGATGGTAGTATCACAAACGCTAATAGTTATATTGAATCTACTTATGCCGATACTTACTTTTCAGATAGAGGTAAGACTGCGTGGGCTTCTTTAACAAATAAAGACGCTTTGCTTATTCAAGCTACAGATTTTTTAGAAAGAGTTTATTTCGAAAAGTGGAAAGGTTATCGTTTAACTGAAACACAAAACACGGAATGGCCTCGACTTATAGATGATGTAGACTTAGGTTTACCTGAGCGTTTGAAACAAGCGTGTTGTGATTTAGCATTACAAGCGAACAGCGGTGAGTTATTGCCAAATGTAGAGAAAAACATTATCAAAGAGAAAGTTGCTGTAATAGAAACTACTTATTCAGAGTATTCAGATCAACTTACTAGATACACAAATGTTTATGAGTTGCTTTCTACTTACCTAGAAAATGCTAGTTTAAATTCTAGTAGAGTTGTAAGGACTTAATTATGAGTTTAGCAAGTGCAGACGAAAGAGCATTAAATTCAGCACTAAAAGCACTATATAAATATGGTGGCTCTGGTGTTTGGACTGATATTCTAACTCCTGCGGTTACTGATGATTTTGGAAACATTACAACTCCAGAAGTTACAGAGAATTTTGACATTTCGATTTTACCAACTAAGGTGCAAGACGGATGGATTAATTCTGGAATAGCTAATGCGGACAATAAAGTTTTTTTAGTCTCAGCTAAACAGTTAAATGATTATAGTGTTACTTTTGACGGTCACGAAACTATTACTTACAATGGTGATACACTAAAGATTGAGAGAGACCAACCCTATATGGGCGGTCAAGGTGTTATGTTACATCAATTCATTTGTAGTGTTACATCATGAGTAAGGGAAAATTTGCTTTAGACTTAGAAAAGTTTGCTAATTTAACTAATGGTAAAATGGCGGTAGTTGTTAAGAAGTCTTTCTTTGAATTATCAAAAGAGATTATTGAAACAAGCCCCGTCGACGAAGGAAGATTTAGAGCAAATTGGATGCCTGCAGTTAATAAATTTAGCAGTGAAGAAACTGAAAGCACTGATGAAAATAGAGCAGTTAGTAAGCTTTTGCCTACATTCAATAAGTATAAACTAGGTGATACTCTTACTCTGTCTAATAACTTACCTTATGCTATGGACATAGAATATGGATATTACGGTACAGCTAATGCACATAAACCAGACTCTAAGGTAACATCAAGAGGATACTCAAAGAAGGCTCCTAGTGGAGTAGTTAAAGTGAATGTGCTTAGATGGAGCGAATACGTCAATGAACAAGCTCGGAGGCTTAAATGAATAATACACGTTTAGCATTACAGACTCGTTTGCTTGGAGTAGTAACAGCCTCAGAAGTAGATTGGGAAAACTCAGACTACACAGTGCCAGCACTTGATGTACCGTATTACAAAGCTTATCTATTGAGAGGTAAAAACTCTAATCTAGCTATGGATACAATGGACGGTGAAGGTGCCGGGATATTACAGATAACTCTTTTGTATCCAGTTGACAAAGGTACAATCCCACTTGAAACAAAGGCTCAGGCAATAATCGACCATTTTGTAGGTCAAACACTAATAGAGACTGATACAAAAGTAAGAATACTTACTCAACCAGACTTTATAATGCTTAACCCTACAAACGACAGATTTATAGGTGCGATTAGTATCGCTTATCAAACAACAAAAATATAAGGAAAAATCATGGCTTTAAATATAGTAGATACTCAGCTTACAAAGATGTATATTTGTGACGCTGGGACAGATGTTTCAGACGTTACAGCAATCGGAGTAGCAATAGCTGCTGGTGCAGTTACAACAGGTATTCAAACACTTGGCGAAATAGGCTCTAGTAGAAATGTTACAGAGTATTCAGCACTAGACGTTGATGAGACTTCAAAATCTTTAGGTTCTATCACTCTTGGAAATATTCCATTAAGTTTATTATTGGACGCTTCTGATACAACTGGTCAAAATGAGTTAAGAACCATGTTTAGTACAAATACTAGACGTGTGTTCATTGTTCAATTAACAGATGACGGCACAGCAAGCCCCAGCTACATAACTTTCGATGGTGGACTTTCAAGTGAAATGTTACCAATCGAAAAAGACGCGGCAGTATTGTATAATACTACGATTGAAATAACTTCTAAGCCAGTTTTTACAGCGGCTACTGACGTTTAATAATTAGACGGGATAATTTAAAGTCCCGTCTATCATCTCTTTTTTTAAATAATCTAACAACCCTATTACTTCCATATCATTTAAAGTTCTAAACTCTGTATATCCATCACCATTTTTAATTATGCTTTGTTCTGATTTAAATATTTTATGGATTTTATTCTCTAATCTATAAGCGTCATCTACTTTTATATACGCAACGATAATAGGCTTAATGTTATGCCTACTTGCTACTTGATTAATTCTAGTATGTCCTCGTTTTTGTGAAGTAATACCTATTTTATATACATTTGTATTCTCTATTTGCCAAACATATAAACAATCATTATCACTTCTTGAATTTGCACATTTTGGACAGCCACAGCCATTAAGGTGACTATTCATAATAGTTTCCCATTCCCCATGTTCAGGGCAAATTATAGTGGATTTTGTTTGGCTATTGATATAATTAAATTTAGTGTAATCATATATGCTATTGTGAATAAAATTAGCTTCTTTAATAACGTCCTTAATATTACTTCTTTTCGATATGCCTTGTTTTATGATTCCGCACTTTGGGCAACCTTGTCCGCCTAAATGACTATCCATTGTCTGCTCCCATTCTTTATGAATAGGGCAAATAATTATTGACTTTACTTTAGCAGTAGAATATATATATTTTGAATAGTCATACTTATTTCTATGGAGAGATTTAGCTTTTCTTATAACATCTGCCTGCGTTGCTCTTTGTCTGTATGATTGATTAGTTAGGGAGCATTTCGGGCATTTTTGCTTCCTATCTAAATGCTTATTAATTGTTTGACAAAATTCTCCATGCTTAGGACAAATAATAACTGATTTATAATGAGCTCCACGGTATTCAAATAAAGAATAGTCGTAAAAATTATCATGTGCTTTATTGCATTTTATCTCAAGAGTTTTAAATTTATTTATTGATTTTGGGTCGGTTACATTTTCATGTAGTTTCATTTGAAGTTCCTAAGTTATTTCTCTAAGTCAATGAACCGAGAGGAGCAA